ACATAAATGGTTTGTGTCATTTAGTTGCTCCAATTTCTTCTGCTAATTCTTCTAATATCTCAGGGGCAATATCATCAACTTCAGCAATCAATTCATCTACAGACAAACCTGCATAATGATCTTGAAGATAATCACATGCGAAACCCATAAGAGTTTCAAGTTCCATATTCTCTACTATATGAGTAATATAAGCATTGGTAAGTTGCTTTTTGGTGAATGTCATTTGTTGAGTTGTGAGTGTCATTTTGTTTGATTAGTAGTTTGAAACAACAGAGTGAATAGTTCCAGTTGAAGTGTATACTAACTGAACATCGCAAGAGTATTCTTCAGAGAGAGAATATGCGAGATCAATAGCACGATCTTCATCAGTGGTTTCGTTCTCCCAAGGAGCAGAAGAACAACGAACAGAGAGTTGCATTTTGGAAGTTTTTGAAGGTTGAGTGCTTACACTATAGGGACACTTTATGCGTCCCCCCTTTAGTTTACTTTACCTATGCACACACAGCAACAGGAATCTCTACTTGTTGTAGAAACTTATCATCCCAACTTCTGTTATTGTAACATACCCATTTGCCATTTGCGAATAGATAGGCATACTCTTCATTATTCCCAAGATACTTACCAAAGGTAGCATCAAGACGAGGAGGGCAATCTTCACCCCTGGAAGAATAATAAAGTGGAGCAGTTGCAGGTAGAACTTCATTATTCCAACCTGCATTTGTCCACAGGCAACTTATATCACCACCATCAATTAATTCTGCTGCTTTCTCATAAGAGTTGAAATGTTCTTGGAGTTTTACACCATTAAACTCAGGATATCCATCATAATGACAGTATATCGAAAGAATAGATTCGTCGGCAAGTTGAATACCGATGCGTGAACGAGTAGAAATTGGAGGTGCCTCAAATCAACAAATGTATTATAGGGCATATAGCACCTCTTAAGTGGGTGCTTGTGTCAGTTTCTCAACTGTTACAATGTCTTTGTGCTTTTTTCTTCCTTCTTTTTTATGATATAATGCAGAAATTTTTGATTTATCATATCCATTTTCTTTACACCAATTAGACAAACCACACATTACAATTTCTCTACTATCACTAAAGGTCAATTTCCACCACTGGGCGACACCATTACCTTCTCCAATTATTTTTTGCCTTACTTCTTCTTTAATAGGAATTCCTTTATTCCAAGCAGGATGTCCTTTTCTTCCAGTAAGTTTTTCACTGACTCTTTTTCTATACTCTTCGGTTTTCATATGATGAATATCTCCACATATCTTTGGAGGAGCATTACCACCATCAGCAATATTCATCAAAATTCCAGTACCATCACATTTTTTACCAAATAAAGCAATCATATAGATTTCGTGCTTAAATGCTTCTTCTTCTGTTAGATTTTGTTTTAACTTTATTATTCTACTTCTATTTTTTGGGGGATTGCAATTTTTTCCAGTTCCATAATTGCACCTATATCCTTTTCCCTTACCAATATAATAGGGAGTTCCGTCTTCCCGCAAATATGCGTAAGTGTAGTATTCCATTTACTTTAATCGTGGTTATACTTATTTATATGAGAAAAGGGGCATTTCTGCCCCTAAATCTTACTTAAACAACCACGATTAAGCATCATTATTTATCACTTAAGACTTACATTTACTCCATCAGTAAAGAATTAAAAGAGTTTGGAAGAATAAGAGGGGCACATAAAGCACCCCTCTTTGTGTATGAAATCAAACGATTTCAATATCACCATTCTTTAGGGCACGATTATACTCTTCCCCCCAAGATGTTTCTGCTCTGTCACAATCATCTTCAAGAAGATTATTGAAACGAATTGCAGCATTATCATTTTGAAAGATGTATCGGTAAACTTTATCCACATTGCTGTGAAAAATTACCAATAGATCGTAAGTTCCTGTGTCGTTTGAAACAACAGCAATCCTTGAGATTGCACTGGAAACTACATTGTAACCCAGACCTGAAGTAGGAGCAGTGAATGGATGAAGTGTTTGTGTCATTTTTGAGATTTGGTGGTTTGAAAGGTTTGAACCTTACACTATAGGGACACTTTACACGTCCCCCCTTTAACATACTTACTTAAAAGAAATATTAACCGCAACAATTTTGCAAGTAGGATTACGTGCAAGTGCAGTTTCTCGGGCATCTTTTTGATTGTTTGCCTGCACTTGCTCCTTAAACACTTTACCGCCAACATAGAGATCAACGATGAATTTCATGAGAAAACCTTTGGTAAACCAGCAATAATTAAGAAAGATAAGAGAGCAACAATATCCCAACACTTATGGCGAATCATATAAGGAATGGCAAGAGAATTGCCCACCAGATATAATCGGCATCCTAAAGTTGTGTCGTGATACATTGTAATGATGTACGCAAAACAAATAATAAAACTGGAAAGAATACGAGCACGATTTTCAATCATGTTTTGAACTCTCACTTCTAAAAATTTGTGAGCACATTCCTGCAATCTCAAATGCACTTAGTGCCACAACATTTTCTTCACACTTAACAGGGAAATCATCACCATATGCAATCCATTCAAAACTATGAGTTTGAATGTTAGATGCAATGCAAAAAAGTTTTGTCATTGATTACGTTCCTGTGCAGAAAGTGATGGATGATCTTTATCGTAATCATAAAGATCTTCCTCTTCATCATCTTCAAAATCAATCTCATCGTAATCTTCAGGGTCAATAGAAAAGAAATAAGACATTACCACAACTCCGATTCGATTACTTGAGAGAAAACAACACCAATGCTGTCACAGAATCGTTCTGCTGCTTCATCAAGTGCAATAGAACGCATCCAGTTGTCATTAACCTCATCAGCATCCACGCATAACTCTACCATATCAAAACCATTCGGAATCCATGAAGTAGAATCTGTGGGCAGAAAGAACTCTACACCAACTTCAACAATTGTTGGGTTGGTAGTGTGTTGAATGAAGGAAGGCATGATCTGAGTTTGAGTGGTTACACTATAGGGACACTTTACACGTCCCCCCTTTACTAACTCCAGTTTTTTTCCAGAGTGAAGTTTTTATGACTGAACGTGTACCTATCAACCAGTTTCAGAATCATTTTATCATTCTTATACACGAAACCTTCACCAACAACTTGATCATCACCAAGAAAAGCAAGAGGACTATCACTTACAATCATAGAATCCATCAAATTCTCTTTAATCTCAATCATGAGTAAATACAGATTTACAAGTTTCTTGCAACCAAAAATATCAATGAGATTCCAGAAAGTTAGTTCCTCACCTTCACGAATCAGAGCATTGATTTGTTTCTTTGCTCCTGCTGCTTCTTTGACATTCAAGAATTGAATATCACTTGTATCAATCTCTGGTAATTGTGAACGAATACAATCAACACAAGGTTGAACAAACTTTACATCATCAGTATCAATAAAGAAAGGAGCACTACCAATCACATAAGCATTTTTCAGTTCATCATCAGTGTGCCAGAGTGTGTGTGGTGATACAACAATCTTTTGAGTGATTACTTCAGGAAATTGATACGAAATTGTATTTGGTTGAAAAGTATCAGTATTCCCAAAACCAAGAAAATCTATCTGCACCAACCCATCAATGCGAGGAAGATACTTCAGACAAGCAATTAGAATTTCAGCAACCTTTGGTTGATGACTGTAATGCAAATTGATATCATCTTCAGTGTAGCAAATCTTCTTCTTAATTTTATTGAAAATACTTTTAGTTCCGACTACAAACTTGCCAGTTGCAGATTCAGTTCCAAAAACTACACTGGGACTGCCATCTATTTTAAGAGAAATCTCATAGTCGTCTTTGAAGAAATCAAAAACCGATAGATCACCAGTGATAATCAGATCTTCAAAATGTTCTTGATGAAGGTTTTTCATGGTGGTTTCTTTCATACTTTAATTATGACATATAAAATACCCAAAATCCAGCAGTTCTGTACCAGTTTTGAAAGTGTCACTCTATTCTTACTCTTAAAGTTTTATCTTTATAATTTATTCCCTTTCCCTTTTGATAATTACTCAATCCACAAGGATTTGAAATGTAACCTGTTATTTTACATTTCCATTTTTGACTTCTAACAACAGCACTACCTTTTTTGCTTGCCTCTTTTTTTTGTTCATCTGTCATTGAAAATATACCAAGTTTTTTATCTCTTTGTGTAGCACCACCTTTTTTACCTGCTTCTCTTGCTGGCAATGTTCTATCATAGTCTGGAGAAAATATACCTTTGTTGTTTTTTCTTGTAGTAGTTCCTCCTTTCTTTCCTGCTTTTGATTGATTTTCTTTATCAAAGAACTTTGGTGTTATTTCTTTATGATTAATTCTTTTATGATATTCTCTCATTTTCTCTCTTTGTTCATCACTTACAATTCTTCCACTAACTCCTTGTCCCCCATTAGTCATATTGCGGAGAATGCCAGTTCCCAGATCTTTTCTACCAAAAACATCAATCATATAGATTTCGTGCTTAAATGATTCTTCTTCGGTTAGATTTTGTTTTAGAATAATTCTTCTTTCTTTTGGTGGCAAATGTATTGAATTATGAAGAGGATTGTCTATCCTATTCCCTTTACCTTTACCAATGTAATATGGAGTTCCATCTTCACGCAGATATGCGTAAGTGTAATAGTTATTCATTCTTGTATTAAGAGTCGCAATAATATTTATACAAGAAAAGGGGCATATGCCCCTTTTCATTTGCTTTTAGATGCGACTCTTAAGCATCATTATTTAGTTAGTGTGTGTTCTTCATACTATAGGGACACTTTGAAGGTTCAGGATGTTACTTATATGACCTGGTTCCCAAATCATAGATCCAGGATTGTTAATCTCATTATTCTTCCAAATGCCATAAAAGTCTTTTTTAATGGCATCATATCCAAACTCTTCGTTAATGTTTTGACCTGCAATTTTTGCAAGTTTGCAGAAGCATGGAGCATGTCCATGGGAGAGATTAAATTTACCTGTGGCGTTGGCATACTTGTACCAACTACGCAATATTCTTGGATCGGCAGTCTTAAATGACATTTCATTGCGAATAAACTCTTCAATTTGTTCAACAGAGTAATACATTTTTTGGTTTGTGGTTACACTATAGGGACACTTTACACGTCCCCCCATTCTTTCAAAAATCCAAATACTTTTCAATTGCTTCATCAATCAAAGTTGATAATTTCAAAGGTGGTAAAATAACATCAACTTCACCAATATCACATTGATAGTAGTCACCAAGTTTTAATTCAATCATTGCACCATCTGCACCTTCCTGATATAAAGAACGAGCAACTTCATCTTCCACAATCACAACACGACGAGCAGTAAGATCAAGTACTAAAAGATAATCATAAGTAGAATCTTGTTTGAAATCTTCAACTGTCTTTGTTTCAGAAAGAAAAGATTTGACCTTAAACTTTTTGGTAGCATTAATATCTTTACGTTTATAAAATAAATTCTTTCCCATCTTCATTTCAATCTTAACGAGATTCTGGTTATTGTCATTCCAGACAAAATCATATCCGTTTTGATCAACTCGCACAAGATCTGAGAACTTTGCGAGTGCTTTTTCTACAGCAGTTGAACGGGCAAAGTTATCAGCATTAGAGCAGAATCCTTTATCAGAATAAAGAGAATCAACAACACCAAAAACTTTACTCCAGTTTACACCAGATTCTAAATGGTCAATTAGATGTGTCATAATTCAAAAGATTTCAGTTGAGTTGCATTTTTGATGATCTTTGATATACTTTCGGGCAGAACTTTCTGTTCTACAAAGTTTCTCAAGTTGTTTTCCATTGTAAATAACCAAAAACTGATTACCATATGGAACAGCAGCATATTCTCCTTTGTTGATTAGAAATCCGTCTTTCATCGGTGTTTTTTCCCGTTACTTTATGATATCACCTCATCACCACACTGTCAACCATCTCACCTCTCTCAAAGACAGCATCCACAACACTCTGCAATGCTTTTTCGGTTGATATACCAACCTTAGAATATACTGGCACTACACATAAACCCCAGACCTTATCTTTGCCTCCTTTGCGAAGTACCCGACCGATAGTTTGAGTAAGTTCAATCACATCCATATTGCGAAGAAAGACAACTGCTTCTAGTTCACTCACATTAATTCCTTCTGCCAATATACTTCTATGAAAACAAATAAATTTCTTGTTGCTATCACGACCCCAGGCATTTAGAGTATCAAAAAATACCTCACGATTGACTTTCTTACCATCAATTACTGCTCCTGTTTTTGAGGTAATATAAAGATATGAATATCCACGAGATTGTAGTTTACTGATACAATCAGTTTGTGATACCAGATTGATAAGTTGCTTTGAAGACTTTACACAGACAAGAATCTTTTTGCAATCAATGTCATCAAGAGTCTCCAATAGATTACTACTATCACATTCAGCAGTGATTTGTTTGCCATCAATAACTTGGAATCGTTTTGCTATAATCTTAGGAGCAATAATGTATCCACCATCAACAAGTTCTGGTGCAGAAACACGACAAATTATGTTACCATAAACCTCAGAATCATTCATTCCTGGTCTTGTGGGAGTGAGTGAAGTCTTACGAGTTGCAGTAAAGAAGTAGCAACGATTTGCATTCGCAGAGAAGTGCTCTGTTGCAGGGAAAAAGTTGCGTTTGACGGAATTATGTGCCTCATCAAAATATATCGTATCTACATCAATCTCGGCATCAACCAGACGTTGGAGAGAGTTATAGGTTGTAAAGATGAGTTTATGAGAGGAGTTATGAGTATCCACCCAGTTGCGAATATCAAGTGGTTTGGTTGTGCTGAAGTGAGTTGTCTCTCCTGAATGGCAATGTAATACCTGTGCATTTGTGATATGCTCAAGAAATTCACTGGATAACTGCTCGCTCAAAAGTATTCTAGGAGCAACAACAACAATGGTCTGTGGAGTTTCTAACTGAAACTGCCTTACAGAATCCATAATCATATTCAGTGTTTTCCCACCACCAGTTGGATATATGAGTTGACCAAGATTGTGCTTCTGCATCGCAACATCACCACATTCTTGATATGGACGAAGAAAAGGAATCATTGAGTTGATGATAATGATGAAGTTCAGTTTGCTTGTGTTTTCAGATTCTTAAGTTGCTCCTGAATACTGAGCATTGCCGAACGACTATATCCTGTCGCATAAGGATAAGATAATTCACTACGTTTGGATTTGGAATCTACATTATAGCAAACATTAATCGCATCTGCAAGATGCTCAATCAGAGTCTCTAGAGTTGTGATCGGAACATTCACAGTTTTCATAATTTTGGAGTGGTTATACTATAGGGACACTTTACAAGTCCCCCCTTACAATCATTTAGAAGTATATTTGTGCTTCAATTCTTTTTCAGACTTCTTTCCAGTTACATCAAGAACAACATCTCTCAATACACGTTCACCTTTTTTAACAGTTGCTTTTTGTTCTTTATTTGAGAGATCAGATGGTTTAGGTGGAGTATATCCAGGAGCAGGTTTTGGTGCCTTTTTTTTAGTTGATAGAAGTGAAGATGCCCCTCTTTCTAAATCTCTTGGTTTTGCTTTAGTTTCTGTTGAAGATTCACCAGATTTTTTTGCGGCAATTCTTTTCAGTGCTGCTTTCTTTCTTTCTTCCTTTGATGCTGCCATTAGTGCTGCTGCAACTTTGCTAGATCCACGTTCTCCTTCTGGTTGTTGAACTGTTACAGATGTTGGTTTTGGAACACCAGCATTTTTACGAAATTTATATGGTTTTGGTGGTGCAAACTTACCACCGCCAAGTGCTTTTCCCCTTCTTCTTCTTTCTGGTTCAGTTAGTCTTCTGTCTCTACCGATACGTCCACCCTCACCAGTCCTAATTATTTGTGCCCCAGACCTAAACTCAGCATCGTATGCTTCTTTACAAAATTCAGGAAAAGACTTCATTTTAGCAGTGTGGAGAACCTTTGATATATTTATACCATAAAGCACCTTCCTACCAAAAAGGCAG